CCTTGGGAGTTAATTAAAGAAAACCGGTATTGTCCCGTCGGTATACCCCTTATGATAGGACATACCCTGAAGTTAACTACAAGGTTTACCAAAACGTCTGTTTTGATAAAAATATATATAGACCATACGACAAAAAGATACTATAATCTAGTTAAAGTTTATGACAATATTATTGACTATGAAAACAATAGTGTTTGTATAAGTAGTGAATTGCCAGACAGTATGGTTTGCCAAGAAACAATTGAATTGTAGTTTTTGTAGTAAATACTGGACTGCACACATGATAAAAGAACGTATAGAAAAGAGGACATAATGAACGCATCTAAAGAAGTTTTTATAACCAAAAGAGACGGTAGTAAAGTAAAGTTAGACTTAGATAAAATTCATTTTGTTGTAGAAGAAGCCTGTGAAGGACTTACAGGTGTATCAGCATCACAAATTGAAATGAATGCGGATTTACAATTTTACGACGGAATGACAACTGACGAAATCCAAAACATTTTAATTCGAAGTGCAAATGATTTAATATCACTCGAATCACCTAACTATCAATATGCCGCGGCAAGATTGTTATTATACGGACTTCACAAACAAGTTTACGGAACTTATGAACACATGACTCTTTCTCAAGTTATAGATGCTAACATTGATCGAGGTGTTTATGACTCTAACATACGTGACAAGTATACTGAAACAGAACTTAAAAAACTAAACACATTTATTAAACACGATCGTAATGAAGAATTTACATATGCAGGTCTAAGACAAGTAGTAGACAAATACCTTTGTCAAGATAGAAGCAGTGGAGCAATTTATGAAACTCCACAATTTATGTACATGATGATCGCGGCAACGTTGTTTGCTGAATACCCACAGGAGACACGTTTAAGTTACGTGAAAAAATATTATGACGCGACCTCACTTTTTAAAGTCAACATACCAACCCCAGTCATGGCTGGAGTTCGTACTCCAATTCGCCAGTTTGCTAGTTGTGTTCTTGTTGATGTGGATGATACTTTGCCTAGTATTTTTAGTAGTAATAGTGCTATCGGTTATTACATTGCTCAGAGAGCAGGTATTGGTATTAATGCAGGTCGTGTCAGAGCGATTAATTCGAAAATAAGAGGCGGCGAAGTAGCACACACAGGTGTTGTCCCGTTTCTAAAAGTTTATGAAGCAACTGTAAGAAGTTGTACACAAAATGGTGTACGTGGTGGTAGTGCAACTACACACTTCCCACTTTGGCATTATGAAATTGAAGACATCCTTGTACTAAAAAATAATAAAGGTACAGATGATAATAGAGTACGTAAGTTAGATTATTCTATTCAACTTAACAAATTAATGTATGAAAGGTTATTGTCCGGTGGAGACATAACTCTTTTCTCGCCACATGATGTGCCAGGATTATATGAAGCATTTTATTCAGGCGATAATGATAAGTTTAAAGAACTATATGAAATGTATGAACGTAAAACATCTATTCGTAAAAAGAAAATAGATGCACATGAATTATTTTCATCAGTATTAAAAGAACGTGCAGAAACAGGACGTATCTATATTATGAATGTTGATCACTGTAATACACATAGTTCATTTAAAGATCCTATTTACATGAGTAACTTATGTCAAGAAATTACATTGCCTACTAAACCTATTCAACATATTGATGATGCTGAAGGCGAAATTGCATTATGTATTCTAAGTGCAATTAACGTAGGTGCATTAACATTAAACAAAGAAAATTCAGAACTTGAAGAACTGTGTGATTTGTCCGTTCGAGCATTAGAGGAAATTATTGAGTATCAAGGATATCCTGTAAAAGCCGCTGAGATCAGCACAAAGGCTCGACGCTCATTAGGTATTGGTTATATCGGCCTAGCACATTACCTAGCAAAACACAAAGTCAACTATGCCGATAAAGAAGCATGGAAACTTGTACACGACCTAACTGAAAGTTTCCAGTATTATCTATTAAAAGCAAGTAATAAGTTAGCAGAAGAACGTGGTGCTTGTGAGTACTTCAACCGTACTAAATATTCAGACGGCATTATGCCTATCGACACGTACAAAGAAGAAGTCAACGACATCGTTGGAAAGAAACTTAATCATGATTGGACTACTTTACGCAAGAGCATCAAGCAACACGGGTTACGGCACTCAACATTGTCCGCACAGATGCCTTCGGAGAGCAGTTCCGTTGTGTCGAACGCTACCAACGGAATTGAACCACCTAGAGGTTACTTGTCCGTTAAGAAGAGCAAAAAAGGGCCTCTTAAGCAGATTGTACCACAGTATAGTCAACTAAAGAACTTTTATACCCTACTATGGGACATGAAAGGTAACGAAGGTTACATAAATATCGTCGCTGTAATGCAAAAGTTTTTCGACCAAGCCATTAGTGGTAACTGGTCATATAATCCATTACAGTATGAGAACAACGAAGTGCCTATGAGTATTATGATGAAAGACATGTTAACAACATATAAGATGGGTTGGAAAACAAGTTACTATCAAAACACTTATGACTTTAAAGGTGCTGAAGATGATGCTGACCAATTGGAACAACAAGCGGTTGACAACAAAACAAATGGTGCTATAATTAATGGTACAAACGGTCATACAAATGGCCAAAACGGTAATACGCAGACAGTTGATCAAGATGATGAAATGTGTGATGCGTGTGCGATTTAAGGATTTATGACGAGGAAGAAGGGTAATACTAAAGCGATGACAAAGACAGTTTTTAACCGAGAGAAGATTGATTTTACAAAAGAGCATATGTTCTTTGGAGCAGATCAAAACACACAGAGATATGACGTATTCAAATATCCTGAGTACGATAAACTTAATCAAACAATGCTTGGTTATTTTTGGAGACCAGAGGAAGTTAGTTTACAAAAAGATAGAGGTGACTATCAGCAACTTCGTGATGAACAAAAGCATATCTTTACAAGTAATTTAAAATATCAAACACTACTTGATAGTGTACAAGGACGTGGACCATGTCTAAGTTTTTTACCTTACTGTTCGAATCCAGAACTAGAAGGTTGTATTATTGCTTGGGACTTTTTTGAAACAATTCATTCACGTTCATATACACACATTGTAAAAAATGTATATGCTAATCCTAGTGAAGTGTTTGATACTATTCTTGATGATGAAAAGATTATTGAACGTGCAATTAGTGTTACAAAATACTATGACGAGTTTAATGACATTGCAAACAATTACTTTAATAAAAACAAAGGTACTATGTATGATGTTAAGAAAGCATTATACAAAGCAATGATGACTGTAAACATTTTAGAAGGTTTACGTTTTTATGTTTCATTTGCATGTACGTTTGCATTTGGTGAATTAAAAATGATGGAAGGTAGTGCTAAGATTATTAGTCTTATTGCAAGAGATGAAGCAACACACCTTAACCTAAGTACACACATTCTTAAACATTGGGCCAAAGGTGACGATGATCCAGACATGGCTAAAATCGCAGAAGAACTTAAAGATGAAGTTTATGACCTGTGGCGTGAATGTGTTGCAGAAGAAAAGAATTGGGCGGACTACTTATTCAAAGACGGAAGTATGATTGGACTTAATGCTAATCTTCTTCATGCTTATGTTGAGTTTATTGCTAACAAAAGATTGAAAGCACTAGGACTTGATATGTTATATGATCGTCCATTAAACACTAATCCGCTACCGTGGACACAACATTGGTTGTCAAGTGCAGGACTACAAGTTGCCCCACAAGAAACAGAAGTTGAAAGTTATATCGTTGGCGGTGTTAAACAAGACATTAACAAAGATACATTTAAGGACTTCAAACTATGATCGAAATATTCGGAAAGCCAAGTTGCCCGTATTGTGTTAAAGCAGTAAATCTGTGCAAGACAAGACAACTTGAACATACATATAAATCTCTAGGAACTGACTACACTAGAGAAGAATTAATGGAGTGGTTCCCAACTGCAAGAACTGTACCACAAATCAAAATCAATGGAAAAACTATTGGGGGTTACGATCAACTTGTAAACTACATTGATGAAACAGGTTATAACGGAACAGGACACACAATATAATGTTAATAGAAGCACCATATAAAGTTGGAGATACAGTTACTTTTAAACTTAACTCCGGAGAAGAAATTGTAGGTAAACTTACAGAAGAAAATGAAAAGGGTTTTAAGATTAAAACTCCTCTTACTCTTGTAATGAATGGACAAGGGTTAGGGTTACAACAGTTCTTATTTACAGGTGAGCCTGACAAAGGATACTTGTTTAAAAAAGAAAGCATAATGGTTATTACTAAAACTATTAAGCAGTTTGCAGAACTATATCAACAACAAACATCAAGCATAGTAACTGCACCACCAAATCTCAAAGTAAAGTAAAATAAATACTCGTATGCACGAGTTTACATTTATAGTTGAAGGCAAACAGGTAACTGTGGATAAATGGGAAGATGTTCCTAGCAAATTTGATCATGTAATTAAGTTTGTACCACACATACCTGAAGCCCCACATACAGAAGAACAACACGCTGAAATAGAACAATGGCCTGCTAGGTTAGAACAACTTATGGAGATTGAACGTAATGCCAGCAATAACTAGAATAGGTGATGCAGATGTACCTCACTGTTCAGGAATGACTAGAGCAGTAGGAAGTAGTACTGTATTTGCAAACGGTATAGGAATATCAAGAAAAGATGATGTTAACACAGGACATTTATTACCTGGTGTACCATGTCCTTCACATGCGGCTCCGATAACACTTGGGTCAACTACTGTTTTTATTAATGGAAAAGGTTGCGGAAGAATAGGTGATAGCATCACCGGGTGTACATCAGTTGCCGCTGGTAGTGCTAATTGTTTTGCAGGTGGTTAGGCTCTACCCCAAGCAATAGGAACATTTTTATCATCAACTACTAAATCTCTAGTATCTTTATATTGAGCAACCATTATACCTTTACCTTTGCCATCAGCAATATATTTGCAAGGTATAATTTCTCTTTCTTTGTGATATCTTTTTAAGTGGTTAGTAATAACTCCACGTGCTTTTATTCCAGCCATTATTTTCCTTGTCCTCTATAAAACTTGTGACTACGTTTTTTAGATTTGTTCATTGATGAAAACTTGCAACGTGCTTTGGAACCTGCTTGACTTGTTTTCTTAGGTTGTGAAACATGTCCTTCGTATGACTTATGTATTTTCATATTACTTTCCTAACTTTGCTTTTAAGGCCGCTCTTTTCTTTTCTAATATTGCCGCCTGTCTTATTTTTCTACCTAATGGTAATGATTGTATCATTTCGTATGTTCCGCCTTTTTTGGCTGTCCATTCTACTCTAACTGATTTACTTTTTGTGCTACCTTGGAAAGAGCGTACTGCTTTCCTATAACTCATTTCTTCTTTAGTTTCTACATTGTCTCCGTCGTAGAAAGTATATGTTCTCATTTTGGCCATTATTCTATCTCCGTTCTTACAATATGTTTTCGTAAGGCTCTAACTAGTTCTTCGATTTTATCGATAACTGATATTAGGCTTTTATCTGTAATGTATTTTTGTCGTTCACGAAGTTTGTCGTATTCCTTTAAAGGAATTGTTACAACGCTACCTTCGTTTTCATAAGTTGCGTCAACTGATCTATCATCTGTCATAACTCTCCATTGTTAATATTGAGTATTTTCTTGAGCATTAGTTATTACGTAATAGAAACAAACTAATAGATTCTGAAGAAAAGGTTGACTTTTTGGTAAAATGATAGTATAACTATATATGTAACGTTGAAGCAATTCAAACGCTATTCAGGACCCCGGGGCGGTACCGGGCGACTCCACCATAAACACATTTACCGAGTGTGCTTATGATGGGGTCGAAATAGGATCGACTGGTAGTTAATAGAGTTAGTGGAGTTATCCGGATCTAAGCACGGTTATCGCGAAGAAACTTTATAATTGCAAATGACAATTATGCGCCAGAAATGGCATTAGCGGCCTAGTTTAGGCACGTAGGGGTTGGCAACTTACCTGGCAACAGAAAAGTTGCATACTATAGAGAGCAATATAAATAGTGTATATACAAAAGCACCTTTAACTATAACAAAAAGAACACAGTATAGAACGGACTCTATCCACGCCGTAGGCGACATAACATATAAAACCAGTATATTTAAAAGATAGGAGTGTTGGTAACAATGCTCCTATTCTTTTATCAACGGTAAATACAGTAAGGAGAACCATAAAATATGTCAGTAAAAGTAATCGATTCATTCCGTATAATGGCCTTTCAAAAAGGTGGGTCTAGCGTAGGACAAGTAGTTGCAGACGCAGACAATGACACACTTACGGTAATTGGAGGCCCTGGTGTTAATTTTACTGTTGATTCAAACTCAGATGCTGTTACATTAAGTCTACAAAGTGCAGAAGATATTGTTGCTAGTGCTATTGGTAGAGTTGAATTACGTGCAGATGATAGTACAGTTAGAATTGTACAAGGTGGTGAGAACTTAGGTATACTAGGTGACGGTGGAGTAATTAGTACTGCTTCAAATGCTGAAGGTGATATTACAATTAGTGCTAACACTGACCTATCACAATACAACAATGCAACATCGGCTTTTATAACTGATGTAAGTGGAGACGATTTAGGTACACTTCAAAATGTTAATATAACAAGTATTGCTGACAATGAATTATTACAATATGATACAAGTACAGGTGCTTGGATTAATCAAACAATTACAGAAGCAGGATTTGCCGCAGTAGCAACTAGTGGTGGATACGGAGATTTAACAGGCAGACCAAACATTACATTTGACGGAGACATGAGTGGTGACACTGGTGGAGCCATTGCCGCAAACGCAAGTACAGTTACACTTACTCTTGACACAGTAAACTCCAACGTTGGAACATTTAATACTGTAACAGTAAATGCTAAAGGACTAGTTACAAGTGCTGTTAACACTGCATTCGCAACAGTAGCAACATCAGGTGACTATGCAGACTTAACTAATAAACCAAGTCTAGCAGGAACATACAAATGGAATATTGCTGACGATGCCTCTGCAAGTTATCAAGTTACAACAGATACAACAATACAAGTTTTAGGTGCTAATAGTATTTCAACAAGTGTTAACACAGGTACTGGTGCACTTACTATTACAGGACCTGCTAACGTTTCAGACCTTACAAACGACACAGGATTTATTACTGCAAGTTCATCAGACACACTAGTAAACAAATCAGGTAACATTACTCAATGGACAAACAATGCAGGGTATGTCACACTTGCAGATATTCCAAATAACTTTACATTGAATGTAGGTGCAGATGATTCAACCATGCGTGACATTAATGCAGGTGAAGGTTTTAAAATACTTGGTGGTACAAATATTACAACAGCAAGTGATGCTGAAGGCAATATTACAATTACAGGTCCAACATTAACTACATACCAACAAGCAATAGCAACAGCAGGTAACACAGGTTCAGGTAGTATTGGCGTAGGCGATACGTTTACAGTACTAGGAACAACAGGACAAATTAAAGTTGATGCGGCGGCTTTTGCTTTATCAATAAGTTTAGAAAATTTAATTAACACAGATTTAAAAGGTTCAGTATTTGCAGATGATAGTACATTACTTGTTGACGGCGTAAGTGGATCAATACCTTACAGTGTTTTAAGCGGAGCACCTACAGCAGTTAGTTCATTTACTAACGATAGCAACTTTGTTTCTAGTGGTGCAAACATAACAGAATTTACAAACAATGCAGGTTACGTAACAGCCGATCAAGTAGGATCAACATATAATTTCCGTATAGGTGCAGATGATAGTACAATGCGTACAATCAGTTCAGGTGAAGATGTTAAAGTTATAGGCGGAACTGCAATTACAACAGCAAGTGATGCTGAAGGCAATATTACAATTACAGGTGTAGCACAAGACTTTACTTGGGGTAGTGTTACAGGAACACCAACTACACTTACAGGCTATGGTATCACAGACGCTTATACACAAGCACAAGTAGACGTTAAGGTAGCGGCAGTACTAGACAGTGCCCCTGAACAATTAAACACTCTAAATGAATTAGCCGCGGCACTTAATGACGATGGAAACTTCGCAACAACAGTTACAAATAGATTTGCAAACATTGAAAACAACTTGTTTAGCATTGGAGCAGATGACTCTACAATGCGTGTTGTTAAACAAAGTGAAAACATTAAGATACTTGGAGGAACAAACTTAACAACCTCAAGTGATGCTGAAGGAAACATAACTGTAAACTTTGTCAACCCAGGTTACATTACCTCAGGTTTAGAAACAGGTGACAATGTAAGTGAACTTGTAAATGACGCAAACTATATTTCACAACTGTTTGTAACAGGTGATGATAGTACAGTTAGAACAGTAGTCAAAGACGAAACAATTAAGTTTGCTGGTACAGGTAACATTACAACTACAACTGATGCAGAAGGTAATATTACTATCGACGGTGGCAATGAAACAATTACATTGTTTGGCGATGTAACAGGTACGGGTACAACATCTATCAATGTTACTCTAGCAGACAGCCCTATAGCACCTGGAACATATAATAGAATTACATTTGATACAAAAGGTATTGCACAAAGTGGTTCACTAGTTGACTACTTAACAGACGGTTCTAATATTAGTAGATTAACTAATGACGCAGGGTACTTAACGAACGAACAAGCAATTAACTTTAATATTGTTGGAGATGATTCAACAGGCTTTAATATGGCCAATCAAGGTACTTTCCAATTTTTAGGTACTAACGGTATTACGGTAACTGCCGCACAAGACCAAACTACTCCGACTGTTACC